GCCTCCTCGATGAACTGGAGGGTGGCGAGGCTGGCCGTGTAGTTCGGGACGTGGTCACCGGCCGCGATCTGCACACCGATCGCGGCCGTCGGGACACCGTGGCGCATGCGAAGGTTTTGCCCCTCCGCGAAGATCCAGATCACCTTGGTATTCGCCGGCACGGTCAGCGCGGTGGCCGCGGCCAGGGCGGTGATCCGCTGGTCGCTGATAAACACCAGCTCCCCCTCGACCACCGGCTGGTTGGTGCCGAACGTGCGGGTGGGCGGCGCTGGACACCCGACCATCAGCAGGCAGACGAGGACCAGTAGAGCACGTTTCATCGGAATCTCCCGTTCAGCCGTGTGCAATCGTCTGGATCTCCGTCGCCCCGCGGGCGACCCAGATCTGGTGGGTGAGCCTCTCGATCTCCTCGAGCAGCGAACGGCGGTACTCGTTCCAGGGGATGCTGCGGCCGGCCACGCTGTAGCTGGGTTGCGGACTGGCCGAATTCGTCGCCAGCTCGGCCGCCAGGTTGTCCCGCGCGGTGATCAGGTCGTCAAGCATGGCCATTAGGTTCGCCCCCTAAATCCTCTACGTCGTGCCGTCCGAGCGGACCATCAGCCGCGGCTCCCGCACCCCGGCACAGCCTTTGTACGAGGTCTTGAATCGGGCCCAGATGTCGGCGGTGAACTGGGCTTCGTTGTTCGCGGGCGCACTCTCGACGGTCAGGGGCCAAATTTCCTTCCAGCAAAACGCCTCGCGCGGTCTGCCGATGAACCAGTGGGCCACGCTCAGATCGCGCGTGGTGGTGGTGAGGCCGCCGTTGCCATCGTTCGCCATCAACCGCATGGTCAGCCACTCGTTGTTCAGGAGCTCGAGGTCCCAGGGGATCCGGTTGCCGCCTTCGGACTTGATCTCCACCGCACCCGCGGCCCGCACCAGGGCCTGTTGGAGGGCCACCGCGGTGTCGCGGAAGACGGGCCTCGCGGTCCACATGAGATCCGGGCAGCAGACGAACGTGGTCGGGCTGTGGCCCAGCGGTTCGCCGGTGTCGGGATCGCGCATCTGGAAGAAGAGGTTCGCCGCGGCCTGCACATCGGTGTAATCGACCAGGGCGTCGGTGATGATGTTGTCGAAATAACTGGTGCCGGCGATGTTCGCGTAGGTGTTGCGGGCGACCGTCTTCCTCACGTAGGGATTCACCCCGCCGATGAACACGTCCAGGATGCTCTTTTCCCGGCGGATCGCCAAACCCTTGCCGATCCCGCGGGCCCGCTCGAGCAACTGGCCGGTGCGGTCGGCGATCGTCATCTCGCGGGTCACGGCCAAGATCCCGCCGTGCTTCTCCGCCCGCGGGATCTCGACGAAGTCCGCCGAGAGGCCGACCAGCGGATACTCCATCCCCGCGGGCACCTCGTCGGCAAACTCATCCGCCGGCGGCGAGATCCCCGGCACCAGCTCGCGCTCCTGGAAGGTGCTCGGCATGACCGTACAGAGCCGGTCGCCGATCAGCTCGTCGAGCTGCATGGCCTCTTTGATGGTCGAGAAAATCAGTTGGCCGGTGATGTTCGAGAACGCCGACGTGTCGACCGAGGCCACATCCTCGAGCACGTCGCGGGCGGTCGCCGCACGGCGCATCAGCGAGACGTATTCGCGGCCATCGTCGATCAGGTTTTCTGCCAGGTCGAGGAGTGAAAAATCCTCCGGACGGACCTCTTGCTTGGCAATCGCCTCGTCGATGTGGTGCAGCGTCCAGGCGCGGCCCTTCTCCCGGTACAACTTCTTCAGGTCTTTCGCTCGTACAAACACGTTAGGCTCCTTACATAGTTCGGTTCGCCCGTTTTCGGATCGCGGAACCGCGGGCGGTCACACGGTGGCGACCTCGATCGGGAATCGCAGTTGCGAGGCCCCGGCATAGTCGCAGTGGAGTTGGAGGATTTGGCCGTCGCCGGCGTGGATCGCCATCCCGAAGTGCATGTTCGTGAAATTGGCGATCGTCATGTCGCAGTTTTCGTGCACGAGGTGGATGTCGTTGATCCAGAAGTCGAAGTCCAGGTTCAGCACGGTGGCCGACTTGAGGCACACCGGCTTGCACTCGGCTCGCAAGCGGTACACCGTGTCTTCATCCGCGTCGACCTTTTCGCCCGCCAGGTTGCGGGTATTGGCCAGCGTCAACGCCTGGGTCAACTGGTCGAAGTCGGTCAAGTTGTCGACGATGGTGTTCCACACAACGCCGCCGTCGAGGCGGTAGAACCCGTAACCACAGAAGTCGGCCTTCGGGCCGGCGCCGTCGTCTTGGAAGGGCGTGGTCGCCAGCGCGTTCATCATCCCCACGAAGACGTTGGCCGTGTCCGCGGTGATCTCCGTGTAGCGAATCAACGCCTCGAATGCGGAGTTGCGGAGGATGGTGGAGCCGACCAGGCCGAAGCGGAACAGCTCCTGCGTCGTGTGCAGCCAGGTCTCGTCATTGTCCAGCGCGGTCGTGGCGAGCTGGACCACACCGCCGGCCACGTCGGCCAGGACCGTGACGGCGCCGGTGTCTCCGCCGCCGGTCCACTCGTCGCCGGTGACGTAGCCGTCGAAATCCGACTCGACGTAGACCAGGTCGCGGCGGCCGCTGAATAGCGGCGTTTTGGGCATTCGCAGCATGGTTTGTTCTCCTGAGAAAGGGTCATCGCACTAGGTCGGGGACCTAATGCTTGCATCACTTCTTTGCACCTATGTGAGCGGAAACCCGCGCACGACGCTCAGAAAATCTTCGTGGGTGTTGCCGATCCCGTGGTCGGCGAAGTTGCCGATCCCGTGGTCGGCGAAGTCGCCTCCGGCGCGATCCTCCAAAGCCGTAAGTCGTTTGGTGGGCTTGGTTTGCTGCGATTTGGCCAGGACCGCCAGGACCTTCGCCTCGAAATCCGCATCGACCTCACCCGTCTCCTCGAAGAGGTTTTTGGTGGTCGCCGGATCGTCGACGAGGTCCACGCTGTTGACCTCCACGATCCGGGTCACCTCGGTTTCGTCCTCGTTCACCTCGACGTGGGCATTGTGCGAGAGCCCGAACGAGGCGCTGGGCGCCGCCTCGAGGATCTGCTTGGCCAGGGATGGCCCTTGATCCGCAGGTCGCCGAAGAGGCCGTTGCCGTTGCCCGAGACATTCTCGAGGTTTCCCAAGTGGTCGCGGAGCATGCGGCTCCCCCGCCGCTTCTCGCGCGGGTCGGGATGGCAGATGAACACGGGCGCGGATTCGTACAGGGGCACCGCCGCCTGGAGGACGGCGGCGGGATACCGCCGCCCGTTGGCCGATTCGAGGCCGATGATCTTGACCCGCTCGATGGTGTTGCCGCGGATCGTCGGCTGGGAGTACTCCAGGACATGCTGGGTTTTCATGTTACGTTGTCCTTTCGCCTTCAGGCTCGGGTGAAATAGTGTCTTCCTGCTCCGGCTCTTCCTCGCCGGGCGTCCCGCCGAAGGCATCTTGCGGCGGTTCCGGGGGATCGGCCTCGAGCAACGCCTGCTCCTCTTCGTGGTCCAGGTCCTCACGGGCCGACCAGGTTTGTTTGCTGAGGATCCGGGCCTGGTGCAGGATCGCGTTGCGGTCGGTCTCCTCCCGGAGCTTCCGCGGGATCACCGGCGGGGCCTCGATCGAGATCTCGACCTGGTCGAGGATCGTCTCCTGTGCGGCGCCTAATTTGCCCGTGGCCGCGGCGTGCTCGAGCACCCGCTCCATGATGCCGCGGAACGCGAGCTTGTAGTGCCACTGCCGCGTTTCGAGCGCCCGCACGAACGGGGCCTCGGCCACCAGGGCACTGGCCAGGTTGGCATTCGAGGCGTCGCCGGAAATGAGGGCCTCGGGCATCTGCCAACGGGCCCCGATCGCGCGAAGCGCAGCTTGGAGGACTTCGATCAGGGAATTAGCGCCCCGTGCTAGTGGGCCTTCGTGGTACGTCAGGCCGTGGCTGACATCGAGCATGATCGGCCCGTCGTATCGGGCGGCCGGCACGACCTGGCCGCTCTGCGTCTTGTTCGCCGGGTCGATTACCGAACCCATGCCGGTAGGCGCCATCCCCTCAGGGTGTTCCCGGACCCAGGCAATCGCGGCCTGCACAGTCGCGGATTCTCGCAGGTTCCTGAGAAGTTTGCGGGTGGAGTGACAGTCGTTGGCGATGGAGAAGAAGTCGCTGACTCCTCTTTTGGCACAGCGATCGACCCACTCGGTCTTGATGTGTACCATCTCCTCAGCGGGAACATACTCAGCCTGATTCTGCGATTCCGAATACTGCGAAACCACCCAATACCCCTCGGCCTGCGTGGTGTCATCCTTGGGCGTGAG